GGTGTGGACACCCTGGCCGCACAAACAGGCTTGTCGATCGAGATGACGAACCGGCTGATCGCGATCCTGGACGGCATTGCGCCGGGACTGCGTGCCTGGAGCGAGCAGGTGAAGGCTGCGGTCAAGCAGGGCCTGCGCGAATTCCGCACTTACTCGGGGCGGGTCATTCACCTGGACCCGAGGGCACCGCACAAGGCGCCGAACTACATCATCCAGGGCACCGCGCGCGAGCTGCTGGTGGACGCTTTGATCCGCTGGGAACAGGGGCCCTATGCCGGCGGCGTGGTGCTGCCGGTGCACGATGAGATCGTGGCCATGGTCCCGGCCGAGCAGGCGCCCGCAGCCACTGCCTACCTGGTGGCGTGCATGACCACGCAGCTGGGCCCGGTGCCCATCGAGGTAGAGGCGGACGAACCGAGCGAGGTGTGGCGCAGTGCTGCGTGACGCGCTGATTGCGGGTGTGTGCGAGACTGTGCACATGGTGCAATGTGTGCAGAATCGCCGGGAAACCGGACGGGCATCCGGTTACTGAGATGCCCACCGCAACCAAGCAGGCAATCTCGACGTCCGGCGTGGATCGTGCGCGCCGGGCGTTTGAGCTCAGCCTGGAGGGCAAGCCGTACCGCGCTGTCTCGCAGATCATGCGCGAGGAAGGGTTCACCCGGTGCGGCGTGAGCGCCATCAGCGGGCTGATCCGTGAGTACGCCGCGGACGCCGTGCTCCCACTCGCCAAGGAGCACGTCACCCGTGAGTTCGAGCGGCTGCTGGCGCAGCGCCAGCGCCTGGAGAAGGGCCTGCACGCGGCGTGGGCGATCCACGACCGCCGTCACATCGCCTACTCGGTCAGTGGCGGCGTGGTCTATGACCGCAACGGGCACACCATCCGGGACGATGGGCCGAGCATCCAGGCGCTGGCGCAGGTGCGCGGGTTCGAGGACTTGATCCTGAAGAACGCCGACGCCATGGCCCGGCTGTTCGGCTACAACGCCACCGTGCGCACGGAGATCAGCGTGGTCACCGAGACCGACCGCGCGATCGCCGATCTGGTGGGTGCGATGAACGCCCAGCAGGACACGAGCCCGGTCGACGTGGGACGATGAGTCCCGCGCGGGCGGGAGGGGATTCACTGGTCTGGTCCCCGCAGGCGTACATCGGGGCCGACTTCCCACGGTCCTTCCCTCGCGCCACCCGCCCGCGCCCGACAGACCGGAGGCCATGATGATCGACGATCCCGCCGACTTGTACGTCCCCGCCGGCGTCGAGGAGATCGGGGGCACCCCACCGGACACGCCGGTGCTGGCCGTGCATCTGGACCAGGGCGGCGGGGATGGGCCGCGGCGCTACGCCGTGCCCTACGCCGTGGACACCGAGACGGGCGGGGTGATCGTTCCGTTCACGTCGATCGGTGGCCGTCCGTTCATGCGCGTGGTGGGCGGGGACGTGATCCCCGCGGACCGGATAGTCCGAATCGAAGGGATGCCGTGATGGTGGACGTGAACAACATCGATGTGCAGCGCCTGCTCGACCAGGCCGCCACGTTGATCCAGGACAGTGCGGACGGCAAGGACACCGACGAGCAGGCGCACCGCGAGTGGCTGCGGGCATATCACGAGGAGAAGGCGCGCTTCGGCCAGCCCGCAGGCTCGCCGGCGTACACCGAGCAGGACGCGGCGTCGAGCGGGCGAACCAAGACGCCGCGTAAGTCCAAGGCGTAGCAGTGGCCGGGGTCCACAGCGGCCTGGAGCACGGGCACGGTGTGCCGCTCTGGCACTACTGGACGGTAGGGCCCGGGCGGGCGCGCTGGCAGACGTGGACCCAGCTACACGCCGCGCTGCTCAAGGAAGGCGTGCCGCCCGGGCAAGCGGCCGGGCTGGCGCGCAACATCTACCGCAAGGCCACCGGCCACGAACCGCCACACCCCGGCGGTGGCAGGAAGCGGCGGAAGCGAGCATGACGGTGGAGAGGCCGAACCGCCGCGGTGACTACTTCCGGATCTGGCAGGACGGGTGGGACTGGCGCGAGTACCTGGATCGGCAGTACGACCCACGCCTGCTGCAGAGCATTCAGGGGCGCCGCGCGCTCACCCGGCTGGATCCGCTCGCCTTCGGGCTGATCTACTTCCGGAACTGGCTGACCGACGACAACGGGCGGGTGAGCTTCGCGCCGTTCCACGCCGGATCGCTGGAGTGGGCGTTGAGCTGGCTGGGGCCGCAGGCGGCCATGGCCAACCGGCACGCCTGGATTGCGCCGCGTGGATTGGGCAAGAGCACGTTCCACTTCCGGATCTTGCCCATCTGGGCGAGCTGCTTCCGGCACAAGGACTACTTCGCGATCTTCACTCGTACCGCGAGCCTGGCCAACGATCACATGGCCGCGATCCAGACCGCACGGCGAGGCAATCCGCTGCTGCGCTACGACTGGCCCGAGTTCGTCACGCCCCGGATGAGCGGCAAGCGCGCGGAGCACGACACCCTCGGCGAGTATCTCGCGGAGAACGGCGCGATTCTGACGGCCAAGGGCATGGATAGCTCGGTGCTGGGGTCGAGCATCGACGGCCGGCGGGCCAACGTGATCATTCTGGACGACGTCGAGAATTCGGAGGCCAACTACAGCGCCTACCAGGCTGAGCAACGTAAGAAGACGATCACCGGCGCCATCGCGTTTTACAACATCGCCGCGATCTGGAGCTGGGTCGGCACGACCACCATGTTCGATGGTCTCGCGCATCAGTTGGTCCGTTCGGTCTCGGGCGCACCGCAGGACGTCAACGCCCCCGAGCTGGAATGGGTGGCGGAGCAGCGGATCAACGTGCACCACTACCGGCCGCTGATCGAGGATCCCGTGACCGGCGAGCCGCGCTCGTGCTGGCCCGCGAAGTGGAGCACCGAGGACCTCCAGGCGATCGCGCACACCCGGATGTTCCGCATGGAGCTGGACAACATGCCCAGCCTGGGTGATCAGGGCATGTGGCAGGAAGAGGACTTCACCTACGTCGAGCAGGCCAGTGAGACGCCGCGCTGCGCGCTGTTCGTGGACCCGGCCGTCACCGCCACCGAGTCCAGCGACTACACCGGGCTGGCCGTCACCCAGCTCTCCGTCCCCACGCGCGTCGAGGTGGAGAAGCGTCCGGACTACCGGGGAACGGTGGAGGTGCTGCACATCGAGCGTGTGCGCATGACCGGTCAGCGCCTGCGTGACAAGATCATGCGCCTGCTCATCCGTTTCCCCCAGATTCGACGGATCTGCGTCGAGGACAATCAGGGCGGCGCGCTGTGGGAAGAAGCGTTCGCCGATCTCCCCGTCCCGGTCGAGCTGCTCCACTCCACCGCGCCCAAGGAAGTGCGCGCCGCGCACGCGCTGAACAAGTACCAGTCCCGGCCCACCGAAGTGGTCCACGTCGGCCGCCACGCGCAGGCCGAGGGCGCCATGATGGCGTTCCCGCTCGTGGCCTACGACGACGACGTGGACGCTGTGGTGCTGGGCGTCCTGTACTGGCTGTCCCCCGCCGAGGTGCGCAAGCCCGGCGCCGGCGTGGGCGGTATGCGTCAGGAGACCAGCGCATACTGAACGCGGTACATGCGATGATCTGCGCACACCGCACCGCAGGGAGCATCACATGTCCGATCTGGTCCAGGGTCTGAACGCGCTCGACAAAGCACGCCCCGGCTACACCCTGGCGCGCAAGATGTACGAGGGCACCGCCAAGGAAGTGGCCGCGAACGAGCGCATCGCCGAGTTGGTGCGCAAGAGCGCAGAGAAGTACCGCGCGAACTTCGCCCGCAAGCCTGTGCGCGCCCGGCTGAACCGGATGAAGATCAACGCGTATCAGCTTGCTTCGAGCGACACACAGGAATCCGGTCCGGCCAGGGTGCTCGCCGACGCGGTGGTCAAGGCCAACGAATTCGACGTCGAGATCCCGCGCTGGATCGAGCTCACGTGCTCGCTAGGCGACGCTTATCTGCTCGTCTGGCCCAGCGCGGACAGCGACGCCGTGGGCGAGACCGGGCGTGTGTTCGCCGGAGTGGACGTGTTCGTGCGCTCACCCGAGAGTATGCGGGCGATCTACGACCAGGAGAACGCCCGCAAGATCAAATACGTGATCGACACCTGGGATGAGGGGTACGACAAGGACTGCCGCCTACGGGTGAACCTGTACTACCCCGACCGGATCGAGCGGTTCGTCTCGGCGGACGCGATCCAGAAGGAATCGGGCAAGGCGTGGGACGACATTATGTTCGAGCGGTTCGACGACACGGACACCGAGACCGGTGACGGCGACGGACCGGTCATCACCAACCCGTGGGGTGTCCTCCCGATCTTCCACGGACGCACCGCGCGCCCGTATGGGCGGCCGGTGCACTTCGACGCTTTCGGCCCGCAGAACGCAATCACCAAGATCATGGCCACACACCTGTCCGGGATCGACTGGTCCGGTTGGCCGTGGCGCTACGCACTGTCCAAGGCCAACACCACCGGCGTAGGGCTGGCCGACTGGGATGAGGACACCCGCGAGGCGCCGGGGCGCCCGGTGAAGACCGCGCCCGGGGTGTCGGCACGGCGCACGGACAAGCTCAACAACGAGCCGGGCACGATGAACAAGCTCTCCAACGTCGATGCGGTCGGCCAGCTGGAGGGTGCCCCGCCGGCGACGTTCCTGGAGCCGCTGATGTCCTACATCCGTGTGCTGGGCGAAGTCACCGACACGCCCATGAACGTCACCGACCCGACCGGGCAGGTGGAGAGCGGGCAATCTCGCCGGGCCCGGATCGATGATCTGCTTTCGGCGGTGGAGGATCTCAAGGTCCAGCTGACCGGACCGCTTACGGGCGCCTGTGAGTTCGCGCTTACCGTGCTGGGGCTCGCGGAGCAGGACGTCACGGTGGACTGGGCCCCGTCGGCGAAGGTGGACGACCTGGAGGGCTGGCAAGCAGTCTCGGCGCAGCAGGCCGCCGGTGTGCCCGAGCGGACCACGCTGCTGGAGGCGGGCTACTCCCCCGATGAGGTGGCCGGGTTCATGGACTCGCTGGACGGTAAGCTGTCCACGCTGGAGCGGATCGCAAACGTGGGCGTGTTGCTCGGGCAGGCCAATCAGCTGCTCGGGCTGCCCGCCGAACAGGCCGCCGCACTGTTCGGCGCCTTCATCATGGACGTGACGAGTGCAGGCGCCGGTACCGACTGAGCCGTGGGCGGCCACCGAGGCGGCCGCAATGGCGCAGCCCGAGTTCGCGGTGATGGAGCAGGTCACTGCGGCAGTGCTGCGCCGTCTGACCCAGCTGTGGGTGCGCCTGTTCGGTGGCGTGCGTGTTCGCCCGGGTGTCCCCGCTGAACATGTGCTATCACCTGCGCAAATACGTAACTTGCCCGCTGGTTTGTCCCTCGCTGTGTCCGGTGAAGTGTCCATCGACTTTCCCCAGCTGTGGACAGACGCTGTGGACAATGGCGTGCAAGAGGTCATCGACGCCATGGACGCCGCCGCAGACTCCGTCACGCGCGAAGTCCCTGCTGCGGACACCACCGGCGCCCGCGCTTACCGCCGTGAGCGGGTGCGCCGGGCAATGGCGCCCAGCCGGATCGCCAAGGACGGATTTGCCGCGGTACAGGAAGCGCTCGCACAGCCCGAGCGGCTCGCCGAGGACGTGCGCGGTGTCGTGGTGGGTGAGTTGGTGGCCGACCACACCGATCAGATCCGCGAAGAACTGGACCGGCGCGGTGAAGGCTGGGCCGCGATCTGGGTGCCTGAGCGTGACGCGTGTGTGCGCTGCCTGGCCTACGCCGGGCATTGGATCCGACCTGGCCAGGAATTCCCAGGTGGACGGACGTGGGGACCGCGATGGAAGTCGGTGATCGGGCGGCCGGACTTCCGCGGCCCGGGCTGGCGCAAGACCGACGACGAGCCGGGCGAGGGGATGCACCCGCATTGTCGGTGTGAGCTGCGCCTGGTGCACACCGGTACCCTCGCCCCGATGGCGCTCGCGCTCAAACGGGAGGCGTATCGGTCGGCCGCGAAGGGCTGGGCGCGCGAGACCGAAGGCGATTCGGTGCGGGTGGTCGCCGCCAAGCACGCGCTGGCTTCAGCCGCCACGTTGCCCGAAAGCGTGGTGCGTGAGACGCGGCGCAGGCTCGTGCACCCAGATACGTTCCGACGCGCGGTACCATCCCCACGCAGGTGAAACAGACCAGTGGAGGCCCCTATGCGCAACACGCTCGTACACCCCTGGATGATCCATCCGCGCACGAAAGAACCCCTGCGCGCGGTGGGCGTGCGCGCGAACGGGCGCCCGATCTGGCCCATCATGGGCGCCTCGGAAGATGGCGCGGACGACGAGCCGGACGACGAGCCGGACGACGAGCCCGATGACGAGCCGGACGACGAGCCCGATGACCCGGACGAAGGCAAGAGCCCGGAGGACCTGCGCAAGGAACTCAAGGCGTTGCGGGAGTCCAAGGCGCGCCTGCTCCGGGAGAAACAGAACCTGGCCAAGCGCACCAAAACGGCACCGCCCAAGACTGCGCCGGTCAAGGATGACCCGTCCAAGACGTTCACCCGCGCCGAGCTGGACGAGCAGCGTCAGGAAGCACAGGAAGCGGCGCGCGCGGGGCTGATGCCGACGCTGATCGCCACCGCCGCCGAGGCGAAGCTGGAGCGTGCCGGGTTGTCTCTGCCCGAGGACACCGACGAGCGCGCGGCCAAGCTGCGCCGCGTGATGAAGCTCGTGGACACCGACGCTGTGGAGCTCGACGACGACGGTCGGCTGGTCGGCCTGGACGATGCCGTGGAGACGCTGAAGGAGGACTACCCCGAGCTGTTCCGTGCGTCCGGGCGCAGGGCACCGCGGCCGGGCAACACCTCGGGCGGCAAGACCAGCAACGGCAAGGCGAAAACCGCGACCGAGCTGCAGGCGGCGCATATCTTCGGGCGGCAGTAGCTCCGCGGCGGCGCGGATGGGACCTGGGCGAAACAGGAGGGCCA